GGAGCCGGACGCCCTGACGGTGGCGGAGTCGAACGCCCTGACGGTGGCGGAGCCGAACGCCTCGACGGTGGCGGAGCCGAACGCCTCGACGGTGGCGGAGCCGAACGCCGACAAGCGCAGCCAAACGCCCTTCGGCGAATCGACAATGATCGTCAGATACTCCGACTTCGCCCTTTCCAGAGCGGCGTCAAGTTCGCCTTGAGACTGGACCTTGATTGTTTCCATTAGAGTGATAACCTTTCAAATATTGGGTATTGAAACCCTTCGGGGTTTCCCCGCCTCCACCTGTTGCAGCGGGTGGAGGCGTTCCTTTTCAGGCGGCTAACAAACCGCCCAATCATTCCGATCGACGAACTCACGCAAGTCCACCAACCGGATACGAACAGCCCGACCGATCTTTGAAGCCCGCAACTCACCAGCTGCGATCAGCCCATAAACCGTTGTCTTTGAGACTGCGAGAATTTCCGCAGCACCCTCTACGGTGATCATCTGAAGATCCTCTTGCGCGCTCATCGGCCTTCTCCCGCCTTCGAGAGAAGCTCGGCAAGCTTGGCTTGCTCTGCCTCTGCCTGTGCCTTGTAGACCTGGTAGTCGCCGTAAGCGAGGATCGCCTGCTTCTCCGCGTTCTCAGCACGGCGGCGCTGCACCTCGACCTCAGCTTCTGTGGACGTTCCCATCGCTCCGTCTCCTCTCTTCCTATGCGAAAACACACGTGCGGTCGGCACACGGATCATGAGCGGCCTGCCATTCAGTCCATGCCGAATAGCCCATCGACATGACCCCGGCAATGCAGCAGAACACCGCGAGCAGAAACGCGGCCCGCCACCAGAACGGAAACGAATACAAGAACCGGACAGGGTGACGATCTCCAAACCGGCCAACAAGCCACGCGAGAACAACCGAGGCGAGTGCGGCGACGCCGACGCCGACCGCGACCCGGCCGCCCATGCCCGACGATCGAACCCAGCGGCCGATCACAACACCGGACATGCCAGAAACGAAGCTCGCCGAAACCGAGATTGCGAAAAGCGAGAAACCACGCGCAATCACTGGCCTTCCCCTTCCAACTCGGCGAGCTGGGCTTCCAACTCGGCGCTAGTGATAATCGGTTCGATCTGGGCGTTGCGCTTGAGAAGGCCCCGCTTCTCTTGCGCGTTCTCATCGAGACGGCGGGAGATGGCCAGCGCCTCGCCGACGAGCCTGGAACGTTCCACGTTCAGCTCGTGGATGCGCTGGCGATTGTCGGCGATCTCGCCTTCGCGTTCCTTCGCCGAAGCGATCTGACGACGCAAGGTCTCGGCAAGAAGAAGGTTCATGCCGCCTCCCCCAAGAATCGGTTAATAAAGTATTGCTGCCCCTTGCCCGTTACCTTCGGGGTTTTCGAAACGGTCACGTGCCCGTCCGCGTGAGTGATCGCCGTTTCTTTGATCTCGAACAAGCCGCGCTCCATCGCGTACTGGGTAGGGGTGTTGTAATCCGAACCGCGCCGCCGGACAAGGAAGCCTCGCTCGCGCATCCACGCGAAAAGCCTTGTCCCACCGATCTCCACACCATTGCCGCGCAGAATCTTCGCCAAATCACCGACAAGAATCGACGACTTCGACGAGGCGACCGAATCCGCAAACAGCACCTTCGGAGCGTTCTCTTCCTGTTTGCTTTCGAGGCTCTTCACTTGTTCTTCGGCTGCAATGGCGCGCGCCACGGCTGCTTTCCCTGCATCGAGGATTTGGGATATTGATTCAAGGGACGTTAGGTCGAAGTTGAGGTTGGCCCCTGTTTCTGCGGCCCTTGTTTGGACGGCGAAGTAGGCTTGTGCGGCTGCCACTTCGCGTTTGCGGGGGTCGCCGTTCATGGCAATGAGGTAGCAAGCAAAACGCGGCAGTAGGTAGTCTTCGCGCGGACGCCCTCCGCCCTTTTCGGTGACGCCAACGAAAAGGGCTTCTGGATTGAACTTTTGGGCTCTGGCGGAAGCTTTGGCCCGGTCGATCGCTGAGACGAAGTTCCTCCAATCGGCTCCATAGCCGAGTAGCGGCATCAGCTCCCGCGCTGACCAATACTCTCCGTTTGGCCCGTCGCGTTTGATCCCGTCAAAGGGAGACGTGAAGTCGGTAGCTGCGGTGAGATCGCCGCTTCCGCGAAACGACGGAAGAACCTCGTGAGTCACCCACTTCCGAAACGGACGCGCTGCGGGCGAATCGGAGCGCATGATGACGTCGTACAGCCCGGCCTCGCTCACAATGTGGGTTTTCTGCACGCGCCCAACCGCGTCGGGGATGGGGTACGTTTGGCGTACATCATCGTCTAGCCTTTCGATGACCGCCGCCGGACGCCTCGAAATTCCAAGGCTGCGCAGCAAGTCCCCAAGAACGAACCAGGGCTCGCCGCCAACCGACAAGGCCCGAACCGTGTTACCCTCGTAACTGAAGGGAATCAACTGATTCTTCAATTTCATCTTTCCTTTCCGCCCCGCTGGCAAGAGCGAGGCACTTCTCAAGTCCGCCGCCCATCAAGCGGCGGACTTCTCTTTCCTCCCGTAACCGGGACTGACCGGGTAGGTGATCGCCTCAAAGGGGACACCCATCGATTCGGCTAGACGCCTAGCAACAGGCGCAGATGTCCCGCGCTCCCCCTTCTCTATGCGCGTAAGAAAAGGAGCGGAGATGCCCACTCGGCTTGCAAGATCTCCGTGAGCAATCCCAAGTGCTTCTCGCAAAGCACGGACTGCGGAGCCGTTTACTCTTCTCGTGTCCACATAGGCAACTATAGGCAACTTGCTTGCAATGTGCAAGTGTGGGCAACGCATGAGTTGCGCATGATGGGAAACGGGTAGCAAAACACCTTGCGTAACTTGCCTAACTTTGCCTAGAGTGGCTGCATGATCACGGGTGACGACCTGCGCGACACGCGCCTATTTGTCCTTCGGGAGACGCAACAGGAGTTAGCGGACAGAATGGGCGTCTCACTGCGTACCGTTGGTACGTGGGAGCGAGAAGGCGTTCCCGAAAAACGGGAATATGTTGTTACAAGATCAATAGGAGAACAACTTGCTTCGTGGAGACTCGTAAAAGAGAGTATGGACGGCAGGCCTACGCCGGAATGGGAGGATCTTCCCGAAGAGGAACGTAAGTACATTGATGAGCAACAGGAGTTGGAGGACCGTGAGGCTGCCGTTTTTGCCGAAGTGACGGCAGAAAACAACGCTAAGCGACGTCGAACACTCCTTGAAGAGTTGACTGATGACGAGTTGATAAGTGAGTTAAGGCATCGACTTTCGCGATTCAGCGGTCAGGACTCTGGTTCTGTGTCGGGGGTGTCGTCTATGTTTGACCCTGAGGCGTTGGGTCTCGCGGCCGTGAGGGATTCGAGGGACGAAGACGTCGATTTCGATTAGCTGTTCCGTTTGAGGAGGCGGGCGGGGTGTATTCGATGGGCGAGCTGCTGGACTATGCAGGCGAGCGTGGAGTGAAAGTTGAATGGGTTCGGATGAGGAGAGGGTTTGCCGGTGCCGCGTCAGCGTTGACGGGCACGGTCTATCTCGATTGGGGCCTCGAGTCGCGGCCCCGTCACGCGATCTCGGTTTTGGCTCACGAGCTTGGCCATGTCGCTCTCGGCCATGACTGCGCCCAGAACGCCGACGGAGAGGAGGCGGCGAACAGATGGGCCGCGCGCATGCTCATTTCCCCCGCCGAGTACGCTGTAGCCGAATGCTTGTACGGGACGAACCCGTCAGTGCTCGCCGTCGAGCTCGGCGTGACGCGCTCAATCGTGAAAGCGTGGCAGGCCCGCCCAGGCAGCCACCTCGATTTGTCACCCCTCGGGATGACAAGAAACCAGACTTGAGCCGCAGCGGAGGCGTATGCTTGGCCTCACTCACCAACTCGAAGGGCATCGAAGCCCACATCAAGAAGAGAGGCTGCCATGGGGATGCAGTTCAAGAAGCGGAAGAAGATCGGGAAGAACACCCATCTCAATATCTCAAAGTCAGGCGCGAGCGTGTCACACAAGGCCGGGCCGGTAAGCATGTCGAGCCGCGGGCATGTATCGATCCGGCTCGGGAAGGGAATCTCGTTCCGCAAGAAGCTCTGGTAGCGGACGCCTAGAGACAAAGAAAGGCCCCGGGATTTCCTCCCGGGGCCTTTTCTGTCAGTTGCCGCCCATTCTCTGCGCGAGCTCGAGGTCGCGGCGACGGTTTGAGTGCTGGTAGATCATCACCGTGTCTGGCGACGTATGCCCGCCGCGACGCATGAGATCGGCGAGCGTCGCCCCAGCCTGCCCGTAAAGCGTCATGCCCGTATGCCGCAAGTCATGGAACCGCATAGGAGGCAAGCCAACTTTCGTCAAAGAGTCCGAGAGAACCTTCCGCAGGATCTTGTCCGATAAGTACGGGACGTCTTGCCCGTCACGGCGGAAGAGAAGCGACTCCGGCGCGGCCATGACGTAATTGTCCAAATGGAACTGCACAACGTCGGCCGCGCGCTGGCCGAGAGCGACGACGCGATAACCCGCCTTCGACTTCGGAGGGCCAAGAACAAGCTTCCCTCCAGGAGCGCGCTTGACGGCCTTGGTCACTGAGACAAGCGGCAGATCGACGTCCCGCCGCTCGAGAGGGGCGATCTCGCCATATCGAAGGCATCCCCAGGACGCAAGCGCGAAAGCGGCCCGCAGATGTTGCGGAACCGCATCGATCAAGCGCTCCAGATCGTCGGCGGCAAGAGTGACCGGCGCGCGCTTCGACTCACCTCGGGAACCAATCACCTTCACAGGATTCGACGGGATGACCTTGTCCGACACGGCGCGAGCAACGACCGCGGAAAAGGCGAGCATGACGTTACGGACCGTCTTCGCAGCATAGGTGGACGCCATAGCGGCTTTGACCATCTCGGAGTGCACCTCGGAGAGGTCGGATAGGCGAACGCCGCCGACGATAGGAAGAATGTGTCGCCGCCATACAGACTGATACGAGCGCGCCGTATTGGGAGAGAAGCCAGCGTCTTCGAGCCCGTCAAGAATCGGCCGCGCCCATTCCGCTAGTGTCGCATCGGCTGGTGCCGTTCTCTTTCTGCCCTGCTTGCCTTTCGCTGGCGGAGTCCACGTTCCCGCAAGAATTTCGGCTTGGATCTCTGCCAGACGCCGATACACTTGAGTTTTCGTGCGCATGCGCGGCGTGTAGTAGTCATGCCCTTTACGTCGGTACCGCCCGTAGTAGTGTCCTGACGGGGCTTTGATGATCGAACCGAAGAGATCTCGCGCCATCATAGCCTCCTTGTAAAAAGTACCCCTTCTCGCTCTGAAATAGTACCCCCAAAAGTACCCCTTCTGGGAGGTACTTGGCGGTACATGGCGATACACGGCGGAGTTTCGAGGTGGCAGACAAACAGTCGCTTTTCGTTGCGAGAATAAAGGAAAGCGGCGACGGCCCGCCACTTTTGACGGTCCGTCGCCGCTTGCTTGCGGAGGATGGGGGATTCGAACCAATACGCGATATTCCGCGCAAAATCGGGCTATTAGTACCCTTAAAATACCCCTCGCCTAGGGAAACTGCACCCAAAATGGAAAGCCCCCGCCTCGGCCCGTTTCCGGGGAGGCGGGGGCTGTTTCAGTCGAGACTGTTCTCCTGCTTCATTTTGGTTATACGATCGTGTAGGAGTTGATGTTCTGCTGCGGAGCGTTCAGTCAGCCCTTGAACATCACGCCTGAGCATGTCTAGGTGCGTTTCGGCGCGAGTGTCACGCTGTGCGCGCTCGCGGCGCTCCTCGTCATGCTGACGTGCGTGCTCTTCGCGCCACTGGGCGTTTCTCGCATCGGATTCATCTACCGAGAACTGAAGTTTTTCTATTGCAGTCTCCATGCGGTCGATGTTGTCCGAAAGGGTTCTCCCACCAGAGTTGCTTACCTGTTCGGAGGCCGATTCAGCCGCAATCGCAGCTCTCTCGACGTCCACTCTTGTCTTCTCGTGCGCGGATTTGAGTTGGGTGAGCGTTCGCTTCAGGTAGAACACACCCAGCGAGAACAGGCCTAAAATCAAGGAAACCGCTGTGCCGATAAAATCTGGGTTTGCCAGTAACGCTTCCATGAACCTCACCCAACCTCACCTCACTGAGCCAGACCGGAACGACTGCTGGCTGCGTCCCCAGGTCCAGGGTTGATTGCCCTCTCGACCTTGTCGAGCAAGCCAGACGGCTTCAACGCGGAAAAAGCAGTCTGGCCTGCAATGAAGACCGTCAGCAAGACCGACGCGAAAGCCTTCCACTTGTCCGGATACGATTGTGCGAAAAGGACGCCGACAGTCACAAGGGCGTAGAAGCTGACCGCGACGCCAGTCTTGGCTTTCGCCGACCAGTGAACACGATTGAGCATCGCAATAATGAAAGGGGCCAGGATCCCCGCCAAGGCGGGGACCGTGATTTGATCCAGAGACATGAATCCTCCTATTTTCCTCTAGCCATCCACTTTTGGAGGGCAGTGATTGTCATCGGGCCGAACTGGCCGTCGATGAGGCCTGTGTAGAGACCGCGGGCCGTGAGCGACCGCTGGAGAGCGGCCACGGTCTGGGGGCCAAATTCGCCGTCTATGGCGCGGTTGTACGTGCGTTGGTCGCGCAGCCAGCCTTGAAGGGCCATGACCGTGTAGCGGCCGAACTGGCCGTCGATGAGGCCGAGGTACCGGTGCTCATTGGCGAGCGCTGCTTGCAGCGCTTTCACTGTCATAGGCCCGAACTGGCCGTCGATGAGGCCCGTGTACCAGCCGGTCCCGCCCGAGCCTTGAGGGCTGGCGCTGCGGCCGCTGCCGCGCCCGTAGACGTTCACGCCGTGATAGATCTCGGCCCAGCCGAGGTAGCGGGCATAGGCATCGGTGAATTTCGCGATCGATATGATCGTCACCCCAGGGCGTCCGGCTTCGTCGGAGCTCGAGACGGCGAGCCCGCCGCCGAGGCTCAACGCGACGTGCCCATATCTGGCGTTTGCACCCGTGAGATCCCAGAAGACCGGGACGCCGGGCGGGGCGTTCATGTCACGCGGGTGCTTTCCTCCGGCCGCGTTCCACGCCTCTTTGGCCGACCCGTAGTCTGGGCCGAACCCGAAGGCTGACCGAACGAATTTCTCGCATAGCCCCCGGTACGCACGGGAGCCAATTTGGCTTTTAGCCCATTGAATGGCTTGATTCGCGCTTCTCACAGCGTTTCCTTCCGTGTAGGAAAGTTGGGGCAGGAGCCCTGCCCTCGTCCACGGTTTCGACGGGCGCGTGGCGGACCCGTGATAGACGCCCGTCTCTGGGGATCCCGCCTCGATCGTCGAGCCGTCGCCTCGGGAGACGGCGATGTGCCCGTCACGATAAAGCAGCGCGCCTAAAGTGGAGACGCCCTCGGCGACGGGGATTGCGCGTGCCATTTCGATGAGCGCTGCCGAGCCTCGATCGTCCCCGCGGGGGAGGACTCCGAGCTCCCACAGCGCGGAGACGATGAGGCCCGAGCAGTCGAAACTGTCCGGGCCGTTCGATCCCCACACGTACGGTTTCCCGTACTGCGCCTCGCAGTAGGCGACGAATTCACTCGACGTCGGCATCGGAGGCCCCAGTATCGGTGAGCTTTTCAATCTGCGCCTGCGCTTCGGCAAGTGCGACCTCGGCGACCACCGCACGCTGAACAGCAGCGGCTATCTCGCCGGAAAGCCGAGCGATCACTTTCCCGGCGTCAATATGGGATTCCATTTTTCTCCTTTTCTAGAGATTCAATCCGTGCTCGAAGCTCACGCACGACGGGGATAAGCACGGTCCATAGGCGCTCATACTGGATTCCGTCGATCTCTCCGTCCCAGTACGAGCAGTACTCGTCAAACCCGGCGTCACGGACTTCCTCGGCGATCAGGCCTATCGCCCGGTTGGGGTAGCGCGGCTCCGGCCCTCGCTCCGAGGCGTCAGAAGCACTCCATTCCGCAAGGGTTTCCTTGTACCGTTCGATATCCCGCTTGTCTACCCACGTGCGTAGCGGGACGTCGAGGATCGCCTCGGGGCGTGGAATCTTGACGTCCTGGACATCGGTCTTGAACCGGCGCGCCGACGTCGAGTAGAAGACCTCCCAGCTGCCGTTGATGGAAAGGGTTCGGCTGTCCGAACCTCCTCGGATCCCGTAGAGGTAGATCGAGGAGCCTTTGCCCTGGATCGAGGCCTCGTTATTGCCCATTTTCCAATAGTTGTCGCCCCTCAGCGTGATTTGCGCTTGCTGAGTGAGGTTGTCGGAGCTGGCAATGTAGATATAGTTTTTCCACGGATTGCCGGTCTCAGTATTGCCCATCTCAATTCGGGGCTGTTTCCCGCCTCCCACAGGCCCCTCTAGGCATATTCCGGGCAGTTCTTTCTTATCGCCGACTTGCAGCCTCAAAGCGTTCAGACTGCCGCAATAATTGTTGCCGAAATTGTAGAGATAGATCCCAGGTTTCGAAGAGTTTTGAGCCGTGATCGTCACACGGATCGCCCCGCTAGCGTCGGATGCGTAAAAGAACTGCTTCGACAGCGCGATGGACGCCACGTTATCCGTGTACATCGTATTTATCTCTGCGCCGACGACTTGTCCGCCCTCAATCTGCCCGCCTTTGATCGTTGAGCCGGAAATTTGCCCGCCTTTGATCGTCGGCGATTGGATCGTCGATCCGGCGAGAACGTCCCCTTTGAAGGTCGCATGCCCGGTCTTCCCGATATTGAAGACGGTTTCCGAGCCTGTGATGGCTTTGAAGCCGTCTTTTGTCAGTTGGAAGGTTGAGTTCCCGCTGGTGAGGCGGATCCCGTTCCGGTCGATGCGCACGCCGTCGCCGTTGATCCCGAAATCGGTCGAGAGCATGTTGGCCGTGATTTTCCCGGCGAAAAGCTCCGACGTGACGATTTTGTTTACGAGGGCTTGGTCCACTGTGATCTTCGGAGATGTAATCGCGCCGTCTTTGATTGAGACTGTGCCCAGCGTCCCGGGAACGAGCACGCTATCCGCGATGAGTTTTCTTGGGACCCATGCAGAGACGCGTGCGAGGTACGTGTAGACGCCCAGCGTGTTTCCGCTTGCGTCGGTGGCGATCCACACGTCGCCGTCTTCGACCGGCTTTCCGTTCGAGCGTTTCGTCGGCGAAGACCCAGCGGGCGCGACAATGACCGCGTTTGCTCCCGCTGCCGCTTCCTCCGCGATCTTTTTGATCTCGTCGGATGCGCCTTTCAGGCCCTCTTTGATCTTGTCGTCGAGGTCATTTGTGATCGTGACCTGCGCTGCGGGGCCCACCCACGAGCCGACTCCGAGCCGATCGACGGCGACGGCGCGATACCAATAAGGTTTGCCGACGTCGGACGCGTGGCCAACCGTTATGGTTCCGGCGGACAGCAGTTTCCCGACCTCGGCCCACGGTCCGTCCGGCGACTCTGCTTCCTCGATTCGCGCGTACGTGAATGACGGCGGCGGGAGGAAAGGATTCCCCGCACCCTTGAGCTTTCCGTCCCATTTCGCGTAGACGACGCCGGTCTGCACGGAAAGGGAGAGCATCGTCGGCGCTTCGAGGATTGACGAAGGGGATTTAGTCGTCACACTCGCGCGCGCCCAGTCCGACTGCACGCCGTCGCGGGAGACTGCGGATACGAACACCCACACAAGGGTATTTATGGGAAGGTTCTCGCGAGTTGCCGTGAGCCCCACTGCGTCGTACGTTCCCTGCCAGAAACCCGCAATGTGAAGGTTATAGCGCGAAATGTCAATGACCGCGCCGTTAGTGTCCTGTTGGACCGGTGCCCAGCCGACGCGGACGCGTGACTTAGGCCAACCATTTTCGTCCCAGTATCCCTCGGACGCGACGACGACGCCTTCAGGGGCTTTCGGCTTGGGCTTCGTGTGTTCCGGGCGGGACGGGACAGAGCCGGTACCGGCGTCGCTTGTCGCGCCGTTGACGATGCCCTTCTGGCGCTTGGCGTTGCGGACCTGAGCATCGACGAACCGGTCGTTCAACGTGAACTGTATTTTAAGGCTCGACTCGAAGTTCAAGGACACCTGGTGGACGCGCATGGTTTCCCACGAACCGGCTTTGCCGACGAATTCGACGGAATCGCCGACGTTGTAGTCGATCAGCGGGAACTCCCCGTCGCGAACGATCGACTCGATCGGCGCTGACCACGTGTACTCGGTCCGCTCCTGCGAACCCGATTCAAGCTCGGCGCGCATGAGCTCCTGAGCGGTCCCGTAGTCCCGGACGCCGCCCTGCGTGATGACCTTCATCGAGGTTCCCCATGGCTTGGGGACTCCGCCCTTGTTCTCCATCTTCCACGTTTGGCTGTCGCCGACGAGGAAAGCTGTGTGGAGGAGCCCGCCGATCGTCGAACGGACGGGTGCCTCGGTCGCGTCGCCGAAAAGTTTGATCCCGGTAGTCTTTGATCCTTTGCCGGGGTTGACGACTTTGACTGTGCGTCCTTCGAGCCACCAGTCGCAGTTCCCCTGCGAGGCGAGATTGTCGAGGATCGTATAGAGAGATGTCCCCGGATCGTAGTAGATCGTGATCTTGTTCGACCATGGGTTGCCGTTCGAGTCCGCCGTCGCTGTGAAGCCGAGCTTCAAGCCGGGGGCAAGTCCGGGCACGGTCCGACGGGCCTCGTTCGTCACGTCGTGAAGAATCTTTCCGACCGAAGAGGAAAGCATTTTCCGCTTCCCGTCTTTGTCATAGTTAGATTCGCTCCCGAACGCTTTCGGGATCACGACGATTCCCTCCATGAGGGATGCGTACGATTGCAGCGTGTATTCGACGACGTTCGCGTCGCCGTCCACGCGGTTTGCAGAAGACTCGACGAGCCGGTAGCGCGCGTTCCTTGGTTCTTTCCACGCTCCGCCGCTGCTGACCTCGATAGCGACCTCGACCGGGGAGGCGAGGAAGCCTGAGTTTTGCGCGGCTTTGGCGTAGCGAAGTTGAAGCGCGGAAAGGTCGTTGAAGGGCATCGACGCCGACCATCCGGACGGCTCCGTCAGGAAACCTATAGAGTCCCCGTCAGGTCTGTAAACCCGTAAACGCGCCGCGAAACTCATACGAAACTCCTTGCCGCCCTAATCGAAACTTTCGATGCGGACGTGAAACCACTCCCTCCGACCACGAGGGAAACCTGCGATTTTTCCGGGTCGTCGGTCACCGTCGGCCAGACCTGCAACGGTCCGCCGACCGGGAAGTCGAGCCCGATCTGCTCGGACGACGGGAGCCCCCAATCCGAGTCGCGGCTCGACTTATACCCGACAAACCGCGCGAGATCGACAAAAACGTACTCCCCGGCGTTGACGGCCCGGTTGAGGTGCAGACCTGTAGCGCCACGCTCTGACGTGAGCGTCAATGACTTCGTAGGACCTGTTACCCGCAGCCACGCGTCGTCAAGGCGTCCAGTCGAACCGGCGAGCTCGGGGAATTCGACACGGAATCCTGCGACGAGCGTTTGCGGAACAGAGAACGCCGTATTCGGCTCTTTCCAGTACGGGTGCGTGGTGATCGACGCCTGTATGAGGAGCGCTGTTGCGCCGCGCCGCTCTGGGTCGGACACCGACGACTGTAAAACATTCGTGGAAATCCGGCGTTCCGGTGCCGGGGACCACATGATTTTACGGGCCTGCTGGATCAAAGAGACGAGAGCCGACCTGCGAGCGTCGAGGACGGCTCCTTCACCGAAAACGGCGAGTGTCAGGGAAACCGTCCCCGTCCCGACGCCTTGACGGACAGCGATAGAGCCGTCCCGAGCAGGGACGTCGAGCATGGTGACGCGCCGATTCGCCCCGGCAGGGACTTTCGACGCGTGTTCGATCCTCCACCGTCCCTTCGGGTCGTCGAGTTCTACCCCGTCGATGGCCCACACGCCCACGCTTTCCTCCTTTTACACCATGGAATCGACGCCGGACGCCGCCCGCTGCAATTCGCGCGAGAGCGACGTCGAGGTCGGCTCCGCCTGAGGGTTGTTAATGGACCCAATGTGAAAATGGATCCCGCCAGCGCCTTCGGAAGGCTCGCCGCCATACATGCCGACACCTGCTTGGAAACTGCGGTTAACAGCCCGCGCCCTAGCGGCGTCGATGTTAACGGCGGGAGTGACATCGAGTGCCATGTCAGACAAGTCCGAGGTCAGTCCTGCAAGCGAACTCTGAACAGCCCCATATCGGGATTCGAGGCCCGCGACGAAGCCTTCAATGATCATCTGCCCGGCGGGCTTGAGAAGCACAGCGTCGCGCTTCGGAGGACCTTTCCAAGACGTCAGCCTGTCTGTCAGCCAGCCGAGTGCGTCCCTGACTTTCCCGAAGGCGGACATGATCCCTCGAACAAAGCCCATGATGAGGTTCCGCCCGGCGTTCCAGAGCAAGTTCCCAAGGTTGCCGAGCGCCCTAAGGATATTCCCCGGGATCCCGGCGATGAACTTGAGGACGTCGACAAACTTTTGCCACGCCGCATGGGCAAAAGCTCCGAACCATTCGGCGGCCCGCCACCCAAGCTCGCCGAGCCTAGAGAGTAGTCCAAGGATTCTTCCTGGAATTCCCTTGATGAAATCAAGGATTCCGTGCCACGCGTTGGAAATGATACGTCCGATCCAATTCCAAAGACCGTCCCACCACCCGGCTAGGGTGCGTCCAACGCCGACAATGAAATTGACGACGCCGTCCCACGCTCCCGTAACGACGTTGACTATCGATTGCCAGACGCTAGAAACCCAACTGGTGAAGCCGTTCCACAGATCAACCCACCACTGGGCAAAGCCTTGTCCGAGCCCGACGACAAAATCGACGACGGCTCGCCAGGCTCTTTTCACCCAATCGACAATGCCGTTCCACACGTCAGAGACCCATTGTTTGACGGAATCCCACATGTTGGACCACCATTCGGCGAACTTGCTCCCAATGTCTTTGATCCATGCGACGACTTGATCCCAGTTCTGCCAAAGAGCGACTATCGCCGCGACTAGGGCAGTGATTCCTACGATGATCCATGTGATCGGCGACGTGAGAAGCGCCGAGTTGAAGAGGAGCATCGCAAGCTTCGCTGCTCCGAGCCCGGCAGCGAGCGTGCCGAGAACGGCGACCATCACCTTTGTCGCCTCCGGGTTTTCCTGCATCCACTTCCCGAAAGCTTTCATCGGTTCGATGAGCTTCCCGAAAACGTCGGCCAACGCGCTGAAAACCGCGGATCCGAGCGGTTCAAGCGCCAGCTGGGCGTTGTTCTTTACGAGCTGCCATTTCTCAGCAAAATCGGACGTTTCGTCGGCGACGCCGAGGATGGTGTCATTCGATTGCCCGATAGAGCCCGTCAGATCGTCAATGGCGAATTTCCCGGACTGCACGGCACCGACGAAGGCCGCAGCGCCGCGCGTCCCGAAAATCCCAGAGGCCAGCTTGATGGCCTCCGCCGACTTCCCCTGCTTCACCAAGGATTCGATCTCTCCGGTGACGCGTTTGAACGTTTCCTTTGGCTTTTCCCCGGACTTGGCCATGGTGATCAGGCCTTTTTGCATGGCCGACATTGTCTGCGTCGAATTGATGCCTGCCTTGTCGAGCCCGCCGATGAGCGCGGCGGTTTCGTCGAAGCTGAAGCCAAGATTCTGCATTGCCGGGGCGAACTGGCTTATCGAGGATGCGAGGTCGTTCATGCCGACGCCGGTCGCTTGAGAGACCCGGAAAAGCGAGTCCATCGCACCTTCGACCGCTTCCCCTTCGATGTGGAAAGCAGAAAAGGCGGCCGTAGTTTTCTGGATATCGACGTCTTGCCCGAGGATTCTTCCCGCCTCGAGATACTGGGACGCGACCTTTTCGAGGGTGCTGCCCGATAAGCCAAGGCGAGTGTTGAGGTCGGCGACTACCGGACCGATCTTGTCGAAGGAAACCGGCACGTTCGACCCGACGCGCTTGGCGACGTCAACGAGACCGTCAAGGGCTTTGCCCGACGCGCCGGTGCCTGTGCGGATCGTATCCTCGAGGTCGTCAAACGTTTCACCGATCTTGTACAGGCCGGTTGCCACGCCGGTGACCGCTGCGGTGGTCACGAGTCCCTTCGCGCGGGACAGAAGGGCCGTCGAGAATTTACTGCCGGATTTCGCTCCGACGGTTTCGGCTACGGCCTCAGCACCGCCTATGTCTTTGGCGACTTCTTTCGCGATGATCCCCTGTGAGCCCTTCATCGAAGGGATCAGGTTGAGGTATGCGTTCGCTATGACTGCGCCGTCGGCCATTCTCGCCTCCTCTATTCAGTTGTCCCTTTGTCCCACCAGGCGTTGAAGTCGCGGGCTGGTATAGCTCCGCTTCCGAACTTCTCGCCGTCGCTCTCTTGTTTGACTCCCGGGCGGGGGAGCGGCTTCGGCTTTGGCAGCGGGGACTTGCGCCCAGACGAAGCGCGCTGCCAATTCGATATTGCGAGGAGGTCCGCGACGTCGGCGAGCAAGTACTCGGTGACGCCCCATTGGGCTTGGTCCTTGAGTTTTGCCCGTGCGTACGCGGACGAGGCTGGCAGGTTCTCGAGGATCACGTACAGGTCGCGCCACGAGAGAGCTTCCGTGCCTACCATCCACAAGCGGAGCCCCATGGTTATGAGGTCGAATTCGATAGCCTCGCTATAGTCGGCTAGCTCTAGGAGGCATCCTGCGATTTTCCCAGAGTCACCATGGATTCTTCCTGCCAGGCGGTGACCACAGCGTCTAGCTGGTCATTCTCGATCTTGTCGTAGAGCCCAGGGCAGTACAGCTCCATGATCTCTCGCTGCAAACCCATGAGCTCGACCTGGACGGCCGTGGTTTCTTTGGACGGCGCGGATGCTTTCTTCCGTTCGTCGCGATCTTTTGCGTCGCGGAGCCTTTTGGATAGGGCGGTTATCCTTTCCGAGTGACCGGCGCGGAGATACTGCATTTTGGGGAGGGAGTAGATTTTCTTCTCGCCCGGCAGCTGAAATTCGAAGCGGTTTGCGGAGTCGTTGACTTTCGACTCCGGCACTTGGAAGACCATGTGAGACCTCTTTTCTTGTGAGACCTGAATGTGGCGTGAGCGAGGCCGGTCTCAGGTAACCTCGCTCACGCGGCTATGGTTCAGATTGACGGCTTACTTGGTTGTCACGCCGTCATCCGTGAAGATGTAGATCGAGTTGCCTTCGGCGTCAGGGTAAGTTGAGAGAGTGACCGGCCAGGAAACGGCGGAATTCTTGGTGAAGGTCACCTCTCCCGCCTCGGTGACCTGCCCGTCGGGCACATAGATGAGGATCTTGTTGTTGCCGTCCTTCATCTTGAACACCCATTCCTTGCGGGGGTGTTCTTTCGCACCAAGAGCCGCCTTTATCCGCTTACCGGTCGTCGTCGTCGCGGCAGTGACAGTGATATCGCCTGCCCACGCGCCGAGCGATTCCTCGTTGGTCTCGATGTGCGTCCAGTTCAACGTTCCGTTGAACTTCTCAAGCACGCGCCGGACTAGCGCTCCAGACCAGTCGTTGATGTCCGACGTGGACCATTCCGGGGTGAGCGTGAGCCCATCCTCGGAAATATACCCCGAGTCTTTGAACTTGGCGTCCAAAACTGCGGACGCATTGTCGGGGGCGGGCGTGCCTGCCGGGGCCGAGAGAATGGCTCCCGTGACCTTTTGGTCGGGTGCGCCGACCAGAACATTCTTTGCTTCGACTCCCACGGGAGCCTCCTTTCATTTTGGTGCGAGACCGTCAAGCCGTTGTCATGCGCACGGCTAGCTGGTAGGTGGCCGAGCATCGGTAGATTTGCGGGTTGCTCGGGTCTGGGTTGAGATATGGGCCAGCGAAGGTTTTCACCATGTGAACGGTTAGCGGGCCCATTGCCCCTTCGCGTTCTCCGGCGTAGATTTGAGCGTCGATCGTGCACATGAGCGCTTCAGCGGCGGCTTCGCTGTTCCGGTCACGCGCTTCGACGAGAACTTGCGCCATGTCTGTCACCAGATCGCGCTTGTACCCTCCGGTTCGTTTCACTGAGACCGATTGTTCCGCGAAATTTGGGGGCGTCGAACCCGCGGTGACTTCAAGCCCTGGGTTCAGAGAAGCGAGGAACACGCGGAGCCCGTCAGCGACGTCAGGCGAGCGTATGACTTCCGCGTCCATCACACACTCCTTGCTGCGCCGATTGAGCGAGTAAGAGCTTGCTCTTTTGCCTCAGCTTTCCGTGCTTCGCGAGTTGCTGCCCGCACCGTCCCGATATAACGTGGCGATCCGCCATAGGTTGCAAGAAACACTCCCGGCTCGAAGCCTTCTCCGGCGTCCCGCGCTACGGCTTTAGCCATGGCATCTACCTTTGATCGCACGCCGTCGCCGGACAACACGGCTTTGAATCCCTCGGACAGGAACTCCATACGCAGCTTTGACGGCACGGTCGATCACCCCTTCCAGTCGGCGAGATTCGCGAAGACATGTGAAACTGCGCCGGTCGGAGACCTCCACTCGTGGGCGTCGCCGTCTACCTGATAGAGAATCCCGCGCCACCGGACGGCGTCGAACGCGCCGATGCGCGTCCCAGGAGGCGCGAGAAGCGTAAACCGGATCGAGGTTTGCTGGCGGCCTTCCATAATCTCGGCTGTCGCCCCAGGCTGCACCGAGCACCCGCCGACGGTCTCGACCGTTTCGGGATTCCTGTAGTCAGGCATTCGCTTTCCGCGTTCTTCCCGCCATGCTGGGTGGACAATCTCTACGGTGTCTGCGGCCCATGACGGCAGCATCACAGCCTCCCTGGGAGACGATACGAGTCAAGTACGGCTAGGTCGCGGGCGAGAAGCGAGATTCCTCCAGCGACGTTCGGGGCAGTGAGCGACCAAGAGACGGAAACCTGCCCTGCCTGTTCACGGGTAGCGCCCATCGAGGACGATATGGCGTTGGCGACGATCTGCCGGACCACTTGAGCGACGTCGGGTGCCGAGTCGAAGCCGTGGGTCATGGTGACTCGCACGCGTTGAAAACCGCTCGGGAAGGAAGTCCGAGGATCGACAAGTTCAACCATGCCTTTCGGCGTCCATCGGAACGTTTTCTTGTCGAGCTCGACTCCGTCTACTTCGATTTTCTCGATCTCGTGCACCCGCAGAGTTGGCAGCTGAAGAAGTCGGCCTCCGTCGGTGTCTAGCTGGACGGTTTCTTTGAATCGGGGGGCGACGTGCCAGCCGCAGTAGCGTCGGATGGCCGTGGTCGCCCCATCGAGGAGCGGCTGTAGGCGCGGATCTGCTGGTGAGATTTGCCCGTTGACACCGGCAGAAAAGCCTTCTGCGTCGAGGAGCGGCAGCGGCTTCGTCGCGGGCGGCTGCGGGGGAGGCGGGAAAACGACGTCGGCTGGCGCGTAGGTGAGACCGTCGGCGACGGCCAGCGCGGAGCCGGATAGTGACGCCTCTTTTTCCAGTCCGTACGCCCACATGGCCAGATGCAGTCTGGTGGTCGCGGTCGGCGTCGGTACGTTGACGGCGGAGCTTGTCTCATGGATGAGCTTGCCTGTCGCGTTGTTGAAGAGTCTCCATTGAAGGACGCCGGGGGCCCAGTGGAGCTCGACGCGAAGCGCGTGGTAGGCGTCGGATAGCTGATAGGCGGTGCCGTTGCCGAAAGCGCCCTTAGCAGTGTCCGAATAGCCGGTGAAGCGTGCCTCGGCCGGGGCGGGCTTGTCTGCGCCCCAGCGTGAGAGCGCGATCAGGTCTGCCTCAGACGCGTTCGGCCCTGCCTCGCTGTCCCAGTCGAGTACAGTCAGCCCGAACGCGGCGTTTGCGTCGAATCCCTCCAGATTCACAGCGAAGGACGCGCTGTAGTCGCCGTAGCCGACGGTGTCTTTCGAGACGATCTCCGCGCCTACCATGCCTGTCCATCCGCCGGGGGACTCGCCGGGCGCGACGGAGAGCGTCAGGTTTGCTCCGGAAGCGGAAACGTTGGCCTTCGACCATAACCCTGAAGCTATAGGGCCGCCTTTCCGCCATGACGTGTCCCGAATGTACCAGTCTCGCTCTGCCCACGTAAGCGTTGTCGCGCCTTCGAAGTTCTCCGCCATTCTCCATCACCGCCTTTCGTTGCTACGTGGACCCGCGCCTTGTTCGCTGGCGTTTTCAATGGGAGCGGCCCCACACCGTGCGGGTGCAGGGCCGCGTCGTTAGCTTCGATCACTTGCCGGGGGCGAGCGTCAGCTCGACAAACGCCGCCGGGTACTTGATCTGAAGAGCGAGCCGTTCTTTGACGCGGAACGTCACCTTGTCGGCGGTGAAGTTCTTGTCATGCGAGTTCGACTGGTCAACCCGCAGTCCGCCCTTTCGGAACACCTTCCCGGACGAGAACGCGCCAACGAGGATCTTGCCCTTCGCGATTGCCGAAGTGACGACCGTGTTGATTCCCCACAGCGGAGGATTGATCGTCAGATCGCCGTTGCCGTACGGCCCGGCGAAGTAGCCGCCGCCGTAGTACTGGCCGTTCGAGTCCTTCGAGAGGCGGATCGTCTCGTAATCTTCGGGGTTGATGACGATGCCGTCGGCCTCGAATTCCGTAGCGGTCTGAATCTTCGTCTTGCAGGCGAAGATCGCGTCGGCGACCGTCACTTTCGTGTCCTGCGTGACCTTCTGAATGCCGTCGCGGGCAAGGACGCCCTTCAGACGCGCGCCCGTCCCCGCGAGGAGGGCGTTCTCTTCCTTCACAAGCAGGTCATGCTCGGCGGCGGCATTGATCTCCGAGACGATGTACGGGATGTCGTCGAGCATGTCGTCTGTCGCGTCAAACCATCCCGCGACCTCGCCGAGGGAGTCGGTGCGCCACGTCGGGTCTGCGAAGTGCAGCTGTGGCTTCTGCGTGCCCTCGGCGACCTCGCCCGTCCCGCCTTCCATCGCTGCGAAGACAGGGTAGGTGATCGCGTTGCCGGACATGGTGCCCGATCCGAAGAGATCGGCGATCACCAGGCGGCGGCGCTTCGGCCAAGCCGGTTCGCGGTCAACCTCGGTGACGAGCGGCCCGTAGCCGCCGCCGGCGGTGCCGACAAGATGGGCATCCGTCGCGGCCTTGAACTCTGCCGTCTCAAAAGCGCCTGCCGACCTAAGATCGCGGCCTGCCGCCTTCATCTCGGCGATAAAGTGGTCTCCTACCGTCCGCGGCGAACCCGCGTCCTTGCGTGCGGGACCATCGCTCTCGCGGCCGCTCATACCACCGATTTGGTCAAGCAGCGCTGCACCTTTCGACTGAGCGGCGATCTTGCCGTCAAGCTCGCGGATGAACGCAACCTTCTCTTCGGCTTCTTTGATCGCGTCGGCGTCGCCGCCAGCGATCCTTTCGCGCAGCGCCTCAGCGGCCTTGTACGCGGCCTCGCGCTGCTCCTTCAGCGTGAACATCCACGCCCCTTCCTTTCGCCTCACATGAGGCCTAGCAGTTGGATTTCGAGCGCGAGAGCTTGTGCGGACGCATCGGCTGGCGACGCCTCGGACTTGGCCCCGGCGGGCTCCTCGTCCTGCATCACGGGCCTAGCGCTGGCCTTACCCTCGTTTTCTTGCGAAGCATCGGCGGCTTCGAGCACAGCCCCGATGCTCTCCCACGCGGAGCGCAGGGAGTCAATGTGTTTCTGGGCGAGAACACGCCCAGCTTTCATGCCCTTAGCGAGCGAATCGGCCCGCGCCTTCACGTCAAGGATCTCGGTGTCCTGGTTCGCGCCGATCGGCACGATCGACACTTCATAGAGGCGTACTTCGCGCAGTTCGTGAATGCGCTCGCCGCCTTCTTCGATAGTGTCCGAGTCAATCACGTCGAACGCGAAAGACATCTGAGAGACGCGGCGGCCCTTCAAAAGCCTGTAGACCTGCGCGGCCTTCGGATTGTCGAGATCTAGCTGCCCGGTTATGAGCAGGCCGTGATCGTCTTCGGCTGCTTCGACGACGCCGCCGACGTTGAAGTCCGGGTCGTCCATTCGGTGCCCGTAAAGAACAGGGATCGTATTGCCTGATTCGGCCCATTCAGCGAGAGTGTTTGTGAACGCCCCTTTGGCGACGACGTCGCCGTACGAGTCAGGGTCGCGAGTGAACGTCGAAGCGTAAGCCGTGAATTGTCCTTCTTGCAGCCCGTCGTCAGGACCGGCTTTGACCCGTATCGGGGCCATCTTGAACATTGTCATATTGCCCCTTTCTGGGCGTGGAAAACGCCCGCTCGGAAGCAGGCGCTGCTTGTGTGTGAGACCGGTTTTACGGGATTGTCATGTCGATTGAGCATTGACAATTCGCTATATCGTCAACGTCAAGCGCGGACGAGTCGCCGGGCCAGCGGGCACCGTTGGAAAATGTTTCGTCGATGCCGACCGTTTCCCCGTCGATTGCTGCGTGAGACGAACGTGGATTGCCGGAGTTGACGACCCACGTCTTGGTCACACCGGCGCGACTTGTTTGCCGCCCGGCTTCGACGACGGCGAACGAAGCTATCGTCGTAGCGAACGACTGGGCAGACATTTCCGCACGGGACGTCTCGGCGACGTCGAAAACACCGGCGGGGGTGGCTTTCTCGGCCTCCTCGTCCAAATCGTCGTCAAGAGCGGCGTCAAGCTCGCGCTTAGTGGCGGAATTGATCCCTTTCGCACGTGACGAAGCGACCGCCCGAAGAAACTTCTCGGTCGCGTCGATCGAGTACGCGTCAGGATCCTCGCCGATTTCGCGAAGAGCGGCGCGCGCAATGGCTTCTGACTCCGTCAAAGCCAGCTTCAGAAGGTCTTCGCCGAGCTCACGGTCCCACCGTTCCTCGTCCCACCAGTCGTCGCCGTCTTTCGCGCCGAGGGCGGACAGCACGGCGGCGCGCTGACGCCGGAAGAACTTCCGCAAAAGCTTCTCAGCTGCTTCGACGTCGCTCTCGCGCGGCACCGCTTTGACTCGTGTAGGTTCGGCCTTCCGCGCGGGACAAGAGCCCGAGCTCCTGTTTTGTGATCCGGAGTCTCGTGGCGAGGCTTGCCCTCCGACAAGAACATTCAACGGGGTAACAAGCCGATCCGCGTCCCCGCCGAGCGCCGGACGGTTGAACATCGCCCGCGCCTCGTTCACGGTCATCCACGGACGCCCAACCGACGTCGAGATAGTCGCCGCCTGCTCCTCGAACGACCCCTGAAGCTTCTCCTGCACATTGAACTCGGCGTAAACGGGAGCATCCGAGACCTGCGGGAGAAGGAACAGGTTCACCCGATCCTCCACCATCTTGATCATCGGCCCGAGAGTGTCCGTGTAGAGCATGCGCGAAAACTCTTTGACGTTCGAATAGTTCGCGTTGTCGAGCACGCCGACCATCGTCGGCGACGTGTGATAGACGGCAGCGACCGTAGCCAGGGAGAGCTTCGCCACCTCGGACCACTCCTCCTCGCGCGCGTTGAAGCGCGCCGACTTGAGCTCCATGCCGTCTTCGAGGATGGGAGTCCCGCCAGCCTTGGGGCCGTCCATGCCCGTCCACTTGGCTTTGAACTCGGTGGCGAACTTCGAACGGGCCTCATCCGACCAGGCAGGCGCTCCGGCAGGCCGCGTCAGATAAGAGCCCACGCGGCCTGCACGCTGCCATATCTGCTGCCTGTAGGCCCACGCCTGAATCTGCTCCGCAAGAACGTCCTTAAGGGCATTCACCGGCGAGATCCCGCCAGACAAGCTTGATGGGTCATAGCCGTGGAAGGAAATCCACTGGCGCGGGCTGCCCTCAACATTCTCAACAATCGACTTGACGCCAGTCCGCGGGTTCGTCACCTCAACCCACGAAGGCTCCCAAGCACTCCCACCGCCGGTGCGAGTCACCCACTCCGGAGGAACAGGCCAGATACACCACCCCGAAGGCTGCGTCTCGTCAGGCACAAGAACCCACAACGCATAGTCGTAAAGAGCGATATCCATCGCCAGCCGATACACAAGCTCATACGGCGTCATGGTCGGATTAGGCCGAGCCAACAGCAAAGCAGCCGGATCGTCATGCGCTCGGCGTCGATCCGTGTCGGAAACACGCTCGAAAACCTGAAGAGACAAATGAGCGAGATTCCGAGCGACGAAAGTCGTCACCGTCCGAAGATGGGGCTGCGTCTCGAAAAGACGCCTCGGCCCCATCCCCATGACATTCGCAATGATCGACCCGACATCGTAAGAGACAACGTACGGAGTATTGCGCTCGCGGCCCAGCAAGGCATTCAAAGCGGCTCTAATACCCACTGGTACCGTCCTTTCTCAGATGAACACAACCGAACGAGTCTCATACACCGACTCTTTCGGCTTCTCCGTCTCGCGCATCGCAAGCCACAACGCGCCCGTCACTGCCACAAGCGGAGCGACGTCGGCGACAGACTTGACCCTGTCCCACAGCCACGCCCCGTCACCGGCAGGCCGCGTGGCAGCAACCGCCGCCGCAACATCCAAAACAGGCTGCGGACGATGGAACACCAGCGTCTCCGGCCGCTCCTCGGCAACATGCCTCGCGACCATATCCCAGAGCTTTCCGGTTGCGATCCCAAGCTGGGAACCCGACCAGTCCACAACGTCGACGTTTTCAATACCCGCGAGCTCTTCCAGCAATCCAGAGACGGGCGCGCCCTTCGCTTGCCCTGTAACACGCATCGGACTCGACGCCGACGCCCTCTCGGAAAACCAGTCACGGACCCAATCCGTCCCGATCCTCGACGCCGCAATCTCAATATGCATGTGCCCGTCAGACCTCCGACCAGCCACGCCAATGTGCGCGTGCGAACGGTCAGCCGAAACGTCAACGCAAAACGCAACCGGCGCGCCGTCGGGAATGCTGGACATGGGATCCATCGCGGCGTCCCACGCACCAGAAGGGAACGGACCCTCCAGAGCGCCGTCCGACCATTGACACAAACACTCCGTGCGGAACACCCATTCCGGATCCGTCTTCGCCGCCGATGCGAGCGCACGCTCAGACAACGTATAGCCGAGCGACGGGTTCGCATACGCCCATCCATCGCGATCCCAAATATCGCAGCCAGGAGGAGCGGACCACTCGAAAATCCCGAGACTGTCGTCATCAACGCCCTCCGCGGCCTCGACCGCATCCGCGCCCACAAGAAGATCCTCAGCCGCGCCCGGCACGCCAATCTCCTCATTGATCCCGTCAGGGTCACCAACAGCCCTATGGCCAATCTTCCTTAGATGCCGGAGAACAACCGACGTCGCATCTCCCGCATTCGAAAGAGTCCAAATCTGCGCCAGCGCCCGCGCAAGCGTGGTCTTTGTTACCGCGCCCCACGCATCCCAGGACTGGTGCTCTCGAAGCTCGTCAAGGATCACAAGATCCCCGGAAAGGCCGCGGCCGCCGCGTCGGTTCGCGGCCTGCACTTTATAGCGTTGCCCAGAGACAAGCTCCAGACTCTTTTTGCCGTTGACGCGAACAACTTTCTTGATCTCGTCCGCAAGGTCGGGCGTATCCTCGGCGATATCGACCGCTCCCTGCCAGACCTCCTCGGCAATGTCGAGGTTCTGCGCCGTGCCGATCACAAGCGCCGCCGACCTCACATACAGGAAGAACAGCGACAACACCTGAGCCAACGTCGATTTGCCGTTTTGCCGAGCAACAAGAATCACTACCGTACGGAAACGAAACAAACCGTCAGGCAAAAGCTCCAGCGCATGAATCAAAAGGAACTTCTGCCACGGAAAAAGCTCGATACCAAGAATGTCCGACGCGAACTCAATCGCCGCGAACCCGGCCGACGTCCGCGGCGTCAACTCCCGAAGCGGCGGCGTGAAAACACGAGGCTCCTCACGCCCGAACCTTCGCCCTTCCACCTTCGACCGCACGGAGCTTCGCGAGCTTGCCACCCTTCGACTCCTTCTTCTCAACCGCCGACGCCGGCGTCAACCGCAGCTCAGAGCAATACCTCAAATACGTCGGAATCGAAACGTTGTCATACTTCCCCTTGATCACCGGAAAATCCGGATCGTCAAGAGTGTCACACAACATGTACAGCGCAGAGATAGGCCCAGCCGACAAAACGGGATCAATCACGCCCTGTTCCTCCGCCGCCTTCACTGACTTCTCGGTGGCGCGCCGAATCGCGCCCTTCTTGGCAGCCAACTGGGCCTCCCTTCACGCGTGACCCCGGGAAAACCCCAGGGGGGAGAGGATTACTGCCGGCCGCTGTGGCCCGGCGGATTTTTTCTTTGTGATTTGGACGCCCTTCCCTTTTTGTGTGTTACCAGTTTCGGGATTGGTTTCCGAGTCCGGTGAGGTTGGCGGGCTTGTCGCGTCGGCTTTTGTTGCAGTTGAGGTGGCTTGCTCGTATGTTTGCTGGGTCTTCTGCGAGTTTGGGATTGGTGGCCAGGGGGATGAGGTGGTCGGGGGACCATGCTTCGGGTTGTCCGTCTGGGATTGTGTAGTCGATTGGTTGTCCGCAGATCCAGCATGGGGCGTTGGCGTGTTGGTCGCGTTGTCGGCAGTGTGGTCTGATTTTTTCGCGCCATCTTCTGGTTGTGCGTCCGTGGGTGTGGGGTGGCGTGTGTGGGGTGGCCCCCATGGTTTGGTCCCCCTCCTGTTTGTGGTGGCCCCGGTGGTTGTTGGCCCCCCTTTGTGTTTTGGGGTGGGGTGGTTTTGTTGGGGGTGGTGGGGGTTTTGGGCCCCGGGTGTGTTTGTGCCCGCCGCGGTTTGTGGGCCGGGCGGGCACAGTTGTTCGCTTGTTAGCGTTGCACGGTTTGTTGTTTATGTCAACTTTGTTTGCCGTGTTTCGAGGAGTTGGCGTGTTTGGGCGAGGTTGATTTTTCCGTTGTGTTCGGTGAGGTTGCCTCGTCGGATCCAGGATCGGAGTGTGGATCTGTTGATTCCGAGTAGGTGGGCTGTTGTTTCGCGGTCGAGTTCGGCGTCTGCGTTTGCGAGACGTAGTTGTGTGAGTTGTGCGAGTCCTTGTGGGGTGTATTCGCTTTGGCAGTTGGGGCAGGTGTAGTTGTCGGCTATGCCGTTGTCGGTGATTTGGTGTTGGAGTTGGGTTTCGCAGGTTGGGCATGTGCGCCCGGTGTTTATGGGGTTGAGGCCGTGGGCTTGTTGGAGGGTTGTGTGGACGGCTTGTAGTTCTTTGGTGAATTCTTTCATGGCTGGCCAGTGGTTTTCTGCCCAGTCGAGGTTGGCGTGGAGCCAGAGTAGGGGGTCGCCTGTGGGTTTGGTGTCGGGGTCGTCGTAGCGCCAGTGGCACCATGACCATGCCCATGATGCGGCCCATGAGGTGATTGAGGTTTTGGTTCGGGGTTTGTCGTCCCAGTTGTCGAGGAGGGTGTGGATGCGGAAGGGGAGTCCGTTGGTGGGGCTGTTTCCGTTGTGTGGGGTGAGGGGGTTGGCTTTGACGTATAGGAGGGTGTCGTGTGGGTCGGGGAGTGTGGTGTGGAGTTGGATGGTTGTTTCGAGGAGTTGTCGTGTGTTCATGGTTTTCTTGTGTGGGGTGAGGGGGTGATGGCGGGTGGTCTGGTGTGTTCTCCCGTCCCATGTTTCGTTTGTGGTTGTGGGGTTGCACCTGCACTCGGTTTTGGAGTGCAGGTGTGTTTCCCATGCTGGTGCGAGGTGGGTCAATTGGGGTCTTTCGGCAGGATGTTTTCCCATTGTTTGAGGGTGGAGTCGAGCCGTGTGGAGGTTTCTTTCCGTATTTCGGCGATGGATTGGAGGGCGATTCGGAGAGCCATGACTTCTTCGCAGAGGTCGAGGGCGTCGGCTTGGAGGTCTGCGACGTCCTGCGGGATGGAACCGAATGGTTTAATTTTGATGATTCGTTGGAGGATGGGGGTTAGGTCGAGCATCAGTCTTCCTCGCTTTGCCACTCGTTTTGTTGGTGTGTGTCGAGCCATCCTTCTAGGGTCTCGATTTTTGTTCCGAGAGTTTTCGGAATGTCGGGGTGTGCTTGTTCTCTGCGGTATGTGTAGATGATGTCGCGTACTGAGGTCGTGGGCACGGCGATTTGGGTATTTGTGGTGTCACTTGACTCTTCTGGTGTGTCGAAGAGTTTTTCGACGATTTCGAGGAGGGTGTCCCATCGGAAAGATTGTCCACGAACGAGGGGATAGGTCTCGTCGGCGGCCCATCTGCCGTCTGGGCTTTTTGTCCATTTCGTTCCTGCCATGTCCCATAGGGGTCCGTTGGGTTCGGCCGGTGCGATTATTTCGTATTTCATTGTAGTATTTTCCTTGGGTTCGTTTCGGGTTTCGAATCTGAGTTCGAGCCTGGGTGCGGCTAGAAGGGGGCCGGGGCGGAGTCTGCGTGTTGAGTGCGACCGCCGAATCCGTACGCGCCGTTCTGAGGGCCGTTTTCGTGCTGGACGCTAGCGGGGTATCCCGACGGCGTGTTCGTGCGCGAGGGCGGCTCCTGTGGATGCTGAGGGGCATTTCCGGCGTGGCGGTCGCCCGTCTTCGTGACCTGGGCTCGCGCGTACCGCAAAGACGGGCCGATCTCATCGACCTGCATCTCAAGGCTCGTGCGCTGCTGGCCGTTGTACTCGTAGCTGCGGACGGTCAGCCGTCCGGTCACGAGCACCCGCATGCCCTTGCTGAGCGATTCGGCGACGTTCTCGCCGTACTCGCGCCACACGGAGCAGCGAATGAACATCGCCTCCCCGTCCTCCCATTGCTGGGTCTGGCGATTGAGCGTGCGCGGGGTAGACGCGACAGTGAAAGACGCGACGGGCGTGCCCGAGGCGATGTAGTGGATTTCTGGGTCGCCTGTCAGGTTGCCGACGACGGTGATGATCGGTTCGTTTGCCATGGGTTAGTTTCCTTTCCGGAAGCGGGTTTTCAGGTCGAGGAATTCTTGGGTTGGCGGACTTGCTGAGGCTTTCCAGGCTTCGCGTTGGGCGCGGTCTTTGTCGCGGTTGGCTCGCCGTCGTTGTTCGGCGAGTTCGTCGCGTTGTGGCGTGTTTTCGGGCAGTGGGCTGGGTTTCGCGTTTCGGAGCCAGTTGCGGAAGGCGGCGTCGTGGTCGCGGTAGGTTTTCCCTGTGGCGGCGCAGTAGTCGCGGAATTTTTCGGCTTCGACAGAGACCCAGATTCCGCGTTCGGCGGCGATTTCGGCGTGGCGTGGGGTTGGGGCCCAGTCGGCGGGCAGCTGTGTGGCGCGCTTGGAGGGTTTCTTAGTTGCTTGCTGCGCCGCCTCAGCGGCGGGCTCGCCAGCGCCACCGGCTGCCGCGGATTCTTGAGCGGGTTCCGGCGTTAGCTTTCCCCCCGCACCCCCCTTAGAAGAAGGAGCTTTAGCTACTTCTTCTATAGGTACGGGTACGGGGACGCCGTTAGTAACAGCGTTACTCTCGCCATGTAACGGCGTTACACCCTCGCTGTTAACGGCATTACTCGCGGCGTTACGCTTAGCGTTACGGTGCTTGGCCACGCGCTTCCGAGTTGCCTCTTTTCTCGCGTCAACTTGCTGTTTCGAGGGCTGGAACTCCTCCCAGTCGTGGAACTGGAAGTCGTCGCCGTCTTTGCTCCATAGCCCGACTTCGACGAGCCGGTTCGCGTCACGCAAACTAGCCCCCAAACTTTTCAAAATCTCGGCCGAAACTTTCCCATTTCTTTCCGGAAAGCCCGCACACCAAGATCCTGCACGGACCCAAAGGCCCATCGCCGCGTTACCGGCAGCCAGGACTTTTGGATGGAAGCAGAGGCGGTCATCGACCTTGAACCAAGACATGATTCCCCTTTGAGGGGCTGCGGCCAGTTGGACAATTCGATTGGCCGCAGCCCTGTTTGTTAGTTTCCGGTGCCGGTGTAGACGGCGGGGTTTTGCGGGAGTTCGCCGATTTGCTTTGCGAGCTGTTCGGTCATGAGGTAGAAGACTGCCTGTTTCACTTCTTCTGGCCTGTCCATGAGGAAGCGGAGGTAGAGCTTCTTGTCGTCGTCGATCTTGTATTGGACTCGGACTTTGACGGTGACGGGTTCGCTGTTTTCGAAGACGGCGACGCGGACGGTTATTTCGTCCGGGATTTTCACTTTACCATTCACCTGGTTTGATTCTTCGTAGGTGAAAGTGGTGGTCCCGTCTTTCGATCGTTGCGCGGACTTGTATTCGACTTTTCTGGTTGCGGAAAAGGTCTCTGCGATTTCCAGCATTTCGAGCGGGCCGGGTTTGACGAAGCAGTCGAAGTGGTCTTGGACGAACTCGGACATGTCGAGTTGGGTGTGGTAGGCCCGGTCGATTGCGGTCCACTGCTTCCAGTCTCGGGTGGTTTGGAGGGCGAGTTCTGCCTTGTGCTGTTCGAGGCCTTTCTCGTTTGTTCCGTGGGCGTCGATGACGGCGGTGATCCGTTCGAGTTTGAGGTCGCACCAGACTTCGGTTGCCTCAGTGGCGTGCTTGCGCAGGTAGGCGAGGAAGGATTCGGTTGTGTGGATCGTGTACTTTCCTCGTTTTGCCGCGAGGGAGCGCTGGTGTTCTTCGACGTCGGCTCCGGAGAAGGCGAGGTATCCGTCGCGGTTGTGGACGGCGTAGACGCGGCCGGGTTCTAGCTGGATGGGTTGGGTCGCGGCGACGGCTTGTTCGATGAGTGCATCGTTTTCCGTTCTGGTGGCGGGTTGGGTTGTCTCAGTCATTGGTCATTCCTTTCGTGATTTGCTCGAAGAGCGAGGGTTGGTTGGGCGGGTTTTGGGTGAGGTTGCCGTGGTCGTCGGCGAAGAAGAGGCTCTTTGCCCGGTCGTATTCGGGTTTCTTGAGTTTGATTTCGTCCATGACGGCGACGGCGGATGCGTTGACGTCGGTGGATTTGATTTTGATGGTGTAGGTGAGCGACCCGGGTTTGCCTGTGTCTTGCACGGCTTGGACGAGTTCGCGCAGGTTCTCGGTCAGCTCCCGGTGGCTTGCGCCGTCGGACAGGTTGAGGAGAACGGTTGCGAATTCGACACCGCCGTCTTCGATTACTTCGCCGGTTTTCCGGTCGATGTAGTCGTTCATTGGTTTTCCTTCCTTTGGGGTTGTTCTCCTGTGAGGAGTGCTGTGAGTGTTTGGAGCGTCATGAGGACGTATTGGTCGCCTGGGCGGGTTGTGCCTTTCCGTTTGGCGACGACGATTCCTGCTATGGCGTCGTCGTTTCCGCGCTCGGTTTCTGCCTCGGCGAGCCAGGCGGCGGGCAGGAGTCGTCCGCCGTAGTTTTTGACTTCGACGACGATCCGGCCTCCCATGTGTTTCAGGCCGCTTATGTCGCCTCTGTCTTTCACGCCGTTGCGGGCGCGGCGCTCTATCCTGTCGTCGTTGAGCATCGCGGCGAGGTAGTCGGCGACGTCGCGCTCGAGGGCGGTTCCGGCTTTCTTCGCGGAGCGATGGTTGCGCTTCGGCTTAGAAGGAGATGCCAATCCGTTCACCTCCCGCCGTCAGGAGGTATCCCTCGTATCCGTTGTACGGGTGCTTGACGTAGATCGCGCCGTCGCTCCTCGGGGTTGGCTTGGCGTCGGTTCGCACGTAGTGGGTTATGTTCCCGATGTAGCCTCCTTTTCCTGAGGCGCGGAAAAGCTCCTTCCCGCGCTTGCTGTTGGCTATCGCGTTCCTTACGCGCTCCCATCTGCGCTCAGGATGCGAAACATGGCGGGCTAGTCCTTCGCGTTCGGCGAGGTCGAAAATCACGCCCCATGTTTCGGGATGGCCGATTGTCAACCTGTTCACGCCGAGCCAATCGAGCACTTCGGCGGCGACGTCGGCGATGTAGCGGCATGCGGTCACTTTGCTTCGCCTCCTTCGACGACCCCGGTGAGCGTTTCAGCGGTGACTGTTGGTTTGGGGAACTCGGTGTCGATGTCTGTTGTTCCTTCTTTGAGGGAGTTGTAGACGATCCGCATGTCCGCGAGGTCGGCGGGCGTCCATTCCTTGGAGGGCGTCCCGATCCGTTTTTCGAGGCGGGCTCGGGAGACTCCGACTTGTTCGAAGGTTGTGATCATGGCTGTCACGCGTTGGGCGAGGGGGATGTCGCCTCCGCCGTCGGCGAGGGTTTCTTTGCACAGCGCCGCGCCTTGTTCGACGAACCAGGAGGGCAAAATGGCGAGGATCATTTCGCGCATTCTCCTGGCCCCCATGTTGGCGTTGTTCTCGTAGATGTCCCTGACGTCGTCGAGGAGGGCCTTGTTTTTCCCGCTTCGCCTGTGCTCGACGATGAAGGTCGTCTCTGCCCGGGTGTTGGTTTGCAGATCCCAGGCGAAGGCGAGCATTTCGGATCGGCCGTCAAGGCGTTGGAGTTCTTTGACGCCGTAGTCGATGTGTCCCCAGCAGCGGGCGAGTTCGCGGGCGAAGTTGACGGACAGGCCGTGGACCTTTTCCTTGCCTCGGGGGAAGGTGAAGAAGGCGCGGTCGGCGAATGCGAACTGCGCGCAGGATTCTTGCATGGCCTCGGTCGCGGCGGCCGGGTCGCGGGGGAAGACTCTGGCCATTTGCGCCGCCGCCTGGACATCGGCGATGGCTCGTGTGGCTTCGACCGTGGTGGCTTGGGACGCCGGGCGGGGCGCGGGCGTGGCGGAGATCCTTGTGCGGGTGAGATTGTCAGTCATCGATGTACTCCTCGGATAGGGACCGCTCGGCCCAGGCGGGCAGGGCGATAGTGACGGGTGCGGGGTTGTAGGACGGCCAGACGCCCGAGTCCATGCATGCTTTCCACGTCAGCCGGGCTTTGGCGTTCATCGCTCGGGCGATCTCGACGGCCGTGATGTCGAGTTCGTAGACGGCGATCTGGTAGGGAGGGTCTTTTTCTTGGACGACGAACGCGAACGACGGGCGTTCGCCGGTGAAATGCTCGACGGCGTCCTGATACCAGGATTGCTGGCAGTGGTACCAATAGGTGCCGACGGTTTTCATGAACGCCGCCGGGGAGGCGTCGGTCGTCGTCTTGTAATCGACGATGAGGTCCCAGTCCGCCGTCGCCAGGTCGGGGCGGGCCCGGCAGGCCGCTCCCGTCGCCCCGTCTACCCAGAACATGGACACCTCGCGTACAAGATCATCGCGGTGCAAGAGCGGGCCGACGACCTCGTGCGCGAGAGCCGCCTCTTTGAGAGCCGAGATTTGCTCGAACTCTTTCGCCAGAAGAGGGGTCTTTCCGCAAGCCAGGGCTTGCTCTCGAGCGGCCCTCGCATCATTGGCCCGCCAATCTGGAGCGTCGATGACTTCGATGTCCGAGCCGGTGCCGAGGATTAGCGTGTGAGCCGCGTGCCCGATCTCGAATTGCCTCTTGTAGGGCGAGGGGTGGTCGAGGTCCCATTTGAATCTCGCAGGCGAGCGGAGAATCTTCCTTGCGCCGGTCGAGGAGAGAGTCTCGACGTCGGAGTGGTAGACGCGGTCGGACAGGTCTTCGACCACGCCCTCGACGCCGGTGAGAAGATGCGTCATGCTGCGTCCTCCCACCGGTCTTCTTTGAAATGCCGGGGGAGCCCGGCGGCCCCGGTCACGCGGGCGGAGGCCTGCACGTCCGCGGTGTGGACGTCCACCGAGATCCGGCTTTCCAGTTCGAGGCCGAGGCGTGTGCACGTCTGGCAGAACAGCATTCGCACGGTGTTTTCGACGTCGCCGTCGGTGACGGTGATGTCGTCGGGCTCGACGGTCTCGTGGAGGGGAAAGACGATCCCCATGTCATACGCGGTCGTCATCGGTCCTGCCCTCCCATCTGGCGGGTCTTGTGGATCGCGAAACATGCCCGAAGGAAGCTGTCGGTGAATTCGCGGGCGTCCTCGCCGGACAGGCTCTCGGCGACCGGGGGCTCGGTCTCGCGGAGAACGATGGCGACGTCGTCCTCGTTTTCAACGCAGCTAGCCGCGAAGGCGACGCGGTCCGCTTCGCTTTTGGAGATTAGCCCGTCGGCGAGGGCCTGCCGCGCGGCGTCTTCGACTGCGTCCCTGAACGCCTCGCGGGAAAAGACCCTCGTGTGGGCGGGGTCGCCGGTTTTCTCGGCCCAGTAGGCGAAATCAATCGGCGGGACGCCGTCGTCGTCGGTTGGGGCGACGTCGAAGAAGTCGGCGAGCATGTCGGACGCTCCCGTGAAGATCTCGGGTTGCACGACGTCGCCGTGGATCGCGAGCGCTCCGGGCCATGTGGCGATCTCCCACCCCCACAGCCGGGTCGCGGGCACACCGACGCGTAGGTGGCGGTACAGGCCCGAGTCGTGGGCGACGCAGAGCTGGTGTGAGGCGGTGTTGGCCTGGAATTCTTCCCAGACTCTTTGAATGCGCTTGGAGGTCATGCCGCATCGCCCCCGTCGAACCAGTCTTCGTCTTTCCTGTAGGCGATGATCTGGTCGGCGTTGACGCCGACGACGTCGATCTCGCGAAGCTCGACCGGCACCCGCGCCTCGTCTGCCGCGTCCCCCAAATCGACCGCAAGAGCGTCGGCGACGTCGGCCTCGATATGGAAGTTGTGCCGCCCGGGGTCGAAGACGAGCAGCACGCCGTCGCCGTCCACCACAGCCTCAATCGGCGTCGCGGCCGCGGCTGTGAGGGCTTCGACCGCCAGGCGGACGGCCTCAGACCGGGTGACTTGGAATGTGTCGGCCCCGAACCGGAACACAATCCTTCCGTGCGTTTTCACGACTTGCGTGATCATCGCTCGTCCTCCTCGCGTGGAAGGACGGCCGCGATCGCGGCGGCGATGGCCAGCGGGGCGGCCAGGGCCGCGCCCAGCAAGCCCAGGCCTGCCCAGCCGCGGGCCTCGCCAGCAGCCGTGACAAGCGACAGGAACGAAACGACAGAAGCGATCCCGCCCAGCGGGTACAGCACGCGTCTCATGCTGCTGCCCTCTTCCAGACCATCGTCGAGGACGTCGCCGTCCCAAAACAGCCAGACGGGAAACGGTCAAGACGCGCCTGATCCGCCGCGTAAAGATTGCACCACTGGTCTCCCAGCCACTTGAACGCGACCTCGCGCGCCGCAGTCATCGACGCCGCGATCACCTCGACATAGCCCCTGTGATCCGGCAACCGAAACCGGCTCGCATGATCCGGGCCAAACGTCACAACGAATTTCGTCATCGGGACACCTCGTCTCCGTCGATAGTGACTTCGCGAAGGCAGGTAACGGTCTGCGCCTTCACCTTCGTCCAGTCGATTGGAAAGATCTCGTCAACGGGGACCGTAACTTCGACGAACTTGGTCGCCTCCATGAAGTGGTCTTTCGCTTTCTGTGGGCGGGGGCAGACGTGTAGCCCATTCCCGCAGGAGTTCCCAGGCTCCCAGTCAGCAGCGGTGACAACAGTTCCAGGCGTGTAGTTTGTCAGCTTGTAGTTATGGCCCGCGTTGAAGGAATCGTCAACCGCTTTGTAGAGGTGCGCGAGCCCGTTGACGTCTACGTGTGTACCCGTGTATTCGCACCAGATTTTCGGATTTGTTTTGTCTAGTGCGGCAACGTCGATCACGACGCCGCCTTCGACAGACGCATAAGCGCTGAATAGGTGTACTGCCACGTATGCGGACGCCCTGACGGTGGCGGAGCCGGACGCCCTGACGGTGGCGGAGTCGGACGCCTCGACGGTGGCGGAGCCGGACGCCCTGACGGTGGCGGAGTCGAACGCCTCGACGGTGGCGGAGCCGAACGCCCTGACGGTGGCGGAGCCGGACGCCTCGACGGTGGCGGAGCCGGACGCCT